TGAGCAATAGAGAGATCGCCCGTTGGTTTGACATTGATCATCAGGTGGTAAACTACAACTTTCAAACAATCATAGACAAAGGTCGTGAGGACATGAAGACCAGCCTTAGACGTGCCATGTTGAAGAATGCCATGGGTGGCAATGCTGCCTTACAGATCTTCCTGGCCAAGAACCTGCTGGGCATGAGTGACAACCCACATACAACAGAAGACAACAAGATTCTACCGTGGAATGACAACTAATGCCACTGAGTCTAGCACAAGCAGAGATTGCACAATCTCAAAAACGCTTCAGAACTGCCATATGTGGTCGTAGATTTGGCAAGACCTACCTGGCAATCAGAGAGCTTGCACGATTCGCTAGATTCCCCAATGCCACCTGTTGGTATATCGCACCAACTAGAATGCAGGGCAAAGGCATTGTGTGGGAAGAACTCAAGGATCGCCTGGGCAAACTAAATTGGATCATGAAAACCAATGAAAGTGATCTAACCATCACCTTGGTCAATGGCAGTGAGATCACCATCAAGTCAGCAGATGCCTATGATCGTATGCGTGGATTCTCTGTGAACTTCTGTGTGTTTGACGAATTTGCTGATATGGATCCTGAAGTATGGACAGTGGTCAGACCTACACTTAGTGACACACAAGGACACGCTTTCTTTATTGGCACACCCAAGGGTGGTAGATCAAGTTGGGCCTATGATATCTATTCAGCAGATGTCAAGAACCCCGATGCGTGGCAGTCATGGACATTTACCACACTAGATGGTGGCAGAGTCTTACCCGAAGAGATAGAAGCTGCCAAGCAGGACATGGATGAGCGTATGTTCCGCCAGGAGTATATGGCCACTTGGGAAGAGTCAGCAGGACAGGTCTATTATGCTTTCAGTCGTGAACACAATGTGAGACTGCCTGAACTGGTAAACACTGATGTCATATACATTGGTGCTGACTTCAACATTACACCTTTGTGTGCCACAGTAGGCATTCGCCAAGGAGAAAGTCTCTATGTCATTGATGAAATTACGCTGTATTCCAGCAATACTGATGAACTCGCAGCAGAGATTAAATCAAGATACCCAAAGTCAAAAGTCTTCATGTATCCAGATCCAGCAGGCAGTGCCCGCTCTACTAAAAGCGGAGGCAGGAGTGATCACACCATCTTGGCCAACGCAGGATTCGTTGTCAAAGCCCCTAGAAGCCACACCCCAATCAGAGACAGAGTAAATGCTGTGAACAGCCGTTTGTGTTCTGCAAGTGGCGTTAGACATCTGTTTATCAGCCCCAAGTGTAAATACACTATCCAATGCCTAGAGCGTCAAGTCTACAAGGAAGGATCAACTGCTGTCCCAGAGAAGGGTGAGTTTGATCACATGAATGACGCACTAGGCTATTGCATTGATTATTTGTGGCCTGTGACACGTGATAGACAACCTCAACCACAGGCTAGATGGACACACCAGATTGCCTAACAAGGAATAGAAAATGAATCAAACGCTGATTGAACAATATCTACATGTAACAACTACCAATAGGCTATGGACCAGAAACAGAGACCGTTGGGAATATCTACTAGAATCATACATGGGTGGCGAAGAATACAAACGTGGCCTACACCTTACCAAGTATGTGAATGAAACCGCAGGTGAGTATCAGGCTAGACTCAATGCTACTCCACTTGAGAATCACTGTCAAAGCGTGATCAGTGCCTATATCAGTTTCTTGTTTAGAAAGCCCTGTGAGCGTGAATTTGGTCTGTTAGAAAATGATCCAGCATTGGCAGAGTTCTTGGAAGATGCTGACATGGACGGCCGTTCATTTGATTCGTTCATGAAAGAAGTTTCAGTATGGACAAGTGTGTTTGGTCACGCTTGGATCTTGGTGGTCAAGCCCAATGTTGGAGCACAGACCAAAGGTGATGAACTGCAATTGGGCGTTCGCCCTTATGTGAATCTTATCACTCCACTGTTGGTCACTGACTGGACATGGAACAGACTGCCTAATGGACGCTACAACCTAACCTATCTCAAGTATATTGAAGATGCCAATGATTCAGTGAGCACTATCAAAGAATGGTATGAGAATGAGATACACACTTGGGTGGTGAATCACGAATACAAAACCATAATGGAGCACATGATTGAAGTCAATGAACTGGGTGAAATACCAGCGGTGTGTGCCTATAATCAGAAGTCACCAGTGCGTGGCATTGGCATTTCTGACATCAATGACATTGCAGATGCACAGAAGTTTATCTACAACATGACTTCAGAAGTAGAACAAAGTGTGAGAATCAATGGTCACCCAGCATTGGTCAAGACTGCAGGCACTGAAGCCTCAGCAGGAGCAGGTGCTATCATACAGATGGAAGACAATCTAGACTCAGGACTCAAGCCATATATGCTGAGTGTTTCTACAGATGTCAATCAAATATTCACTGCCATAAATCATTACTCCAACATCATTGACAAGATTGCCAACACAGGCTCAATCCGTGCCACTGAAAGCCGTCGCATGAGTGGTGTTGCACAAGAACAAGAGTTTCAACTGTTGAATGCACGACTCAGCGCCAAAGCAGACAGTCTTGAACTCACTGAAGAGGCCATTTGGCAATGGTTTGCCTACTATCAAGGCACCAGTTGGACAGGCAAGATTGAATATCCAGACTCCTTTGCCATACGTGACACAGATGCAGAAGTATCACGTCTAAAGATTGCCAAAGATACTGCCACTGACCCTGTGATATTAAGAGTCATTGATGAACAACTGATTGAACTCATGGGTGAAGACAAGGCGAGATTACCTTTCATTGATCCTAACCCACAGCCAGGTAGAACCTATGAAGATGGTGAACCTATTGCAGATTCATTGCCCGCAGCCTATCAACCTGAGTCTGGTGCAGAAGTTCCTGAAGGACAGAACTGTGGCAACTGTGAATACTACAAGCCAGGTGAACTGTATTGCACCAAGTTTGACGCACCAGTTCGTGCAGTCTACTGGTGTGCCAAGTGGGAGCCTGTAGAAGAAGATGAATACAACTAAGGAGATCACTATGACTACAATGGGAAGAGGCCGTGGACGTGGTAAAAAGCCACCAAAGCGTTGATTGGACTGCATACTTCGAGAGCATTCAACGAGAATGCCCTTGGAGTCTAGCAGCCTGGCGTAAGGGTGGTATTGACATAGTAGAATATCAAGGTGTGAAAATACCCTTGGGTGATTATTCTGCTAGAATGTATGTGATTTCAGCAGCTGATGCCACAGTGGTTGCCATAGCACAGAGCTTGGACTATGGTGATGTTGAGTGTGAGTGGCTGTATTCATACCCAGGCTATGGAGAGTTTGCCACTCCTGTGAAAGTGTTGATACAGCAGAATAGATCACAACTCAAGAATCTAAGACAGCAATTGGGTGTGGAATAACTACATATAACAGCATTTCGGGTGAAATGCTATAAATAATTTTTACAAAATAACTCTAAGAGAGGTGATGCTACAATGACAGACAATTCATTGGTAAACGACGTGGCAACTGAAGCCGCTGGCGAAACAGCAATTCAGGCACAAGCAGACAAGACATTCACGCAAGAAGAAGTCAATGCTATACTGGCTAGAACTAAAACTCAAATTGAGAAGAAGTTTGCCACAAAGTATCAAGACCTAGGTGATCCTGATGAACTTCGTTCTATTAAAACAGAATATGAAAAGCGTCAACAGGAACAACAGATCAAGCGTGGGGAGTTTGAAAAGACTCTACAAGAATTGGCTGCTAAAAAAGACGCTGAAATCTCTAAGAGAGACAGCATCATAAAGGAATATAAAGTCAATAGTCCTTTGCTCAGTGCCGCTGCCAAGTATCGTGCCGTGAACGCTGAACAGGTCAAGAGTCTATTGAACAATCATGTTCGTTTAAATGCTGATGGTGAAGTAGAAGTAGTTGGTGAAGGTGGTGCAGTTCGTTATCGTGATGATGGACAACCACTGGCAGTTGAAGACCTAGTGCGTGAATTCTTAGATTCGAATCCTCATTTTGTCTCAGCAAGTCCTACCACTGCAAATACTAAATCTAATATCTCACAAGGGCAACCAGCAAAACTAGATATAACAAAACTGGATATGAAAAATCCAGAACACCGCAAGGTCTATGCTGAATACAGAAAGACTGCGGGAATAGCCTAACATCTTAAGGAGATATTATTATGGCCGGATCAACAACAACAACCCTAAACGACCTGCTACCGCAGATCGTTGCAGAAGCCATGTTCGTGGCATCAGAGCGCAGTATCATGCGTGGTCTGGTAAAGAACTACAGCCTAGGCTCAGGACAAGGTAAGACTGTGACAGTTCCTATCTATCCTTTGCAAACAGCAGCCTCGCTGACTGAAGGCGATGAAATTTCTAACACTGAAGTTTCTACCAACGGCGTGACATTGACAGTTACCACAGCGGCTATCCGCACATTGGTTACCGATCTTTCTGTTGCTGCCAGCGCAAGCAATGTGGTTGCAGACATCGGACGCTTGTTCGGTGAAGCAATTGCTCGTAAGATTGACTTAGATCTAACAGCACAGTTTGGTTCATTTAATGCAGGTTTTGGTGACAGAACTGGCGCAATCACAGCCGCTTCTATTTTCCAAGCAGTGGCCAAGTTAAAAGCAGCCGCAGTGCCAACAGAAGGTATGGTATGTGTGGTGCACCCAGAAATTGCCTATGATCTCAAGGCAGCATTGACTTCAGGTGGTAACACACCATTCCAAGGCAATGGTCCAACTGATATTGCCAATGAAGCAATGCGTATGGGCTATGTTGGTCAATTGGCTGGTATTCCAGTTTATGAAACTTCAAACATTGCTTTCACTACTAATGCTGGTGACTACAATGGTGCTGTGTTCCAGCGTGACGCACTTGGTCTTGTAATGATCGGTGACATCACCATTGAAACAGAGCGTAGAGCAAGTTTCTTGGGCACTGACATCGTAGGTGCTTGCCATTATGGTGCTGGTATCATCCAGAACAACTATGGTCGTTACCTAGCATTTGATTCAAGCATCAA